AAGCGTGATGTAACTGTTTACCGTTTCTTCTGGCCACGTAAGGACTCAATTGAGTACACAATGTATACTCGTGTTGGCGTCCAGATCGAGCAAGCAGACGCTTGGGTCGTTGTAAAGAACGTTAAGGTCGCTTCCTAATTACTAGGATTTAGATCCCAGAATAGCCCCCTAAATTAATTTTTGGGGGGCTTTTCATTTTAATTTACTAATGCTATAATTGTTTAGAGTAGAAATAGGAGATTTATATGTCATTTGAGACATTAAAGGTATCTGAGTTAAAAAAGATTGCAGAAGATTTTGCAGTTGATACAGATGGGCTAAAAAATAAAGCCGATGTTATTGCGGCCCTCGCAGAAGAAGGCGTAACTTGGTCTGTATATAACAAGACCATTGAAAAGATGGAAGAAGACGCAGAAGATATGTCAGTAGAAGTCTTGCCAAAGTTTGATCCAAAGGCGGAGCAGCCAGAGAATACAGTGCTAGTTAGAATGACTAGAGCTAATTTTAGATACGATATACTAGGATTTACATTTACAAAAGATCATCCTTTCGTAGCAATGCATAAAGATGATGCTCAAAAAATTTTTGATAAGGAGGAGGGCTTTAGATTAGCAACTCCAAAGGAAGTCCAGGAGTACTACAACTAATCTACGCCTTTTAAATGGCAGAGATATTAATAAATTCACAGTCCCCAATAACACATAATGTTTTTTGGAATGGGGATATAGTAGAACCAAGCTCGCTTCCAGTAGTAAAATTATTTGATGTTACTACTGATCCAGCAATTAGTCCTGCCATCAACCCTACACAAATTCTTGCAGTTCTTAATTCTATTGCAGACGAAAATAATCCTGGCTCATATATAGTATATATACCGTATTCTTATACTAGCAGAAATAGAACTTTAAGACTTCAGTGGGAATATCAGGTTAATGGTACAAACGTTGCAAGGGCAGACGAGGTTTTTGTAGTAACCCCTTATGTAGACTTTAATCATGTTCAAGATTTGGGATTTAGCACTGACTCATCTGATCCAAATTATAAATCATATAAAGAATTGATTAAAGCAGAAAAGTATGCAAGAAAACAAATAGAGCAGCATACTGGCCAAAAGTTTTACCTGTACGATGATGTTGCTGTAGCTTATGGACATGGCTCAGACATACTGCCACTTTCCTCAAAAATTTATCAAATTCATGAGCTTTATGCCCAAGACATTTTGTTATTAGACAATATTAATGAAATTAATAACTGGAACTATCCAGTTGAAATTTCAGAAAGCGGATATGGAATAAAGATTAATAGGGCTGGGCTATTAGACAATACTGTATACACTGCAAATGGGATGGTTCCTCCAAGCATTAATGATTCTTCTGGAGTATTCCAGTCTGGAGTCACATATAAAATTCAGGGAAGATTTGGCTGGGAAAAAGTTCCAGACAACGTTGAGCTTGCCGCAATAGAGCTTATGAAAGACTATTTCTCTAAGGACACAATGTGGAGAAATAAGTATGTCAAAACAATATCTACATTCGATTGGGATTTTGAATATACTGGAGATGCATATACTGGTACAGGAAATGCATATGCCGACAGCCTATTGGCAGATTATGTCTTAACAACAAAAGTAGAGATTATATAATGAATAGCATCGTAGACTCTGTCTTGTCTATGAATTTAGATGTTTATAGGCAATATGAAATTCAAGATCCAGATACTGGTGCAATCGTAAGAGAATGGAATTACTATAAAACTATTCCATGTCATGCCAAAGGAGTTATTAGCAATTCAGCTACAACTCGTTCTAGCGACAAGCAAATATTTTCAAATAAATATTTAAATGATCAAATTATTCAAGTAAGAACTGCAGAAAAATTAACAGCAAGAGAAAAAGTAACAAATATAAGAGATGTTGAAGGAAACACTATTTGGAATGAAATTAATTATCCAAATGAAACTCCTACAGTATTTGAGGTAATGGGAACTACACCAATTACAGACCCATTTGGCCGTGTTATAGCCTATAACTCATCAATGAAGAGATCGGAGAACCAGCAAATTGGACAATAGCGGATTACTGGTTCAAGCATCAAGCGGACTCGAAAGAATGATGTATGCAAATCAAAATGGGCCACTGAAGGATAGCACTGTATCTCAAATATCCGCATTTGTGTATTATGAAGCAGCTGTAATATCTAAGCTTACAACAAATGCTCAGTTTAAAGCAGCATTTACAAAAATTATGTTTGATCAAATAGAGTCAGATTTTGGCAACTACATAGATGCTCTGGCAAGATCAAAACCAAAATCTTTACATCATGTTTATGAATGGAAAAAGGCTGGTAATAAATCAGCAAGGCTTTTTAAATTAAATAAAGTTTCTGAAGATGGACTCTCGTTTAAAATCAACTACACCTTGCTACCATCAAAATCTTTAGTACCATCAAATAATAGTAAGCGTCGTCATGTTTTTGCAAATAAAGCTGCTGTTATGGAAGAAGGCAAGCCTTTGGTTATTAGACCTAAAAATTCAGAGCGCCTAGTTTTTGAATATGAGGGAGAGACTGTATTTATGCCTAAAGGAAAATCGGTTACAGTTAAAAGACCAGGTGGATCTGGATCAACAAATCAATTTAATTTAGCTCATTCAAGATTCTTCAGCGGTAGATTAGTTAATGAATCTATTAAGAAGTCTGGATTTCAAAGAATATTTAATTCTAGTATGACCAAAGCATTAAGAGTTCCTTCTGATATAAAGACAGTTAAGTATTCTTTTTCAGCTAATACTATTAGGTCTCAAGCAGATGCAGCTCTAGCAGCATCATTTGGAGGTGTAATGTGACAGCAAACTATAAACTAGACGCAATGCTTGAGCTCAGAAAGTACCTTTGGAAAGAGCTTTATACAAGAAATATTTTTGACGAGGACGATTATTGGAGCGATAATCTAAATGAAAATATAATCCCAATAATTCCAGTTCAGCAGGCTGCAGAAATGAATCAGTTCTTGAGCGGCAAGAAGCATATGGTATATGACAAGATAGGAATGTCTTATGAAGACAACTGGCTAATTTGTTGCGAGCAGGTCATGTTTACAGTATATTCAACATCTGTGGCTGATATAAATGAGATTAGAAACTATATGACAGACGAGTTTAGAAGAATGGACGAGTCTGCTAGGGATATAAATAAATGGGTTGATCTTTCAGATAAGTTTAAATTTCATACATTATGGGTTGCAGACATATCCCCTACTGCCCCATCTGAAGAATTACAGGGATTCTTCTCCTCGGAAATCATACTCGAGATAAAGTATTCTAGAATTACAGACTCCCAGGGCAGGTTCCTGTAGGGTTTGCCTTTTTACCCTCAATGGAATACAATTAGACCAAGAGGAAAGAGGCCTAGCCAGCCAGATTTAATTTTGATTTACAATTTAATAACTCAAGAATTCCAGGAGGTGGAAACACAATATGGCACAAAACGCAGGTAATGCTAAAAACATTCTCGTAGGTGCATCTCCGTTGTTTATTTCGAATATCGATTCAACAACATCAGGATACGCAACATATGAGAACTCAGAGCCAGGTACAACTAATGCAGGAGCATTTGCTACAGGAACATCCTATACAAATACACTTAACGCAATTGAAACTGGTACATTTTACTACAGAAACGTAGGATTTACAAACAACGGTTTGCAAATTACATATAACCCAACATATGATTCAGTAACAGTGGATCAGCTTCTTGATACAGCTAAGCTGTTCAAGTCTGCTATGGAGGTTATGATCGCAACTGAAATGTCAGAAGGTACACTAGAAAACGTTCTAGTTATTTTCGGTCAGCCAGACGATCCAACTAACAATACCGCAATCTCACAGAATAATACAATTATTTCAACAGGTACAGGTACTTCAAAGAAAGACACACTAGGTATCGCAGCAGGTGCTCTTGGTATTGCACCAACAGAGCGTCAGCTCATTGCAGTTGGTCAAGCACCAACTACAGCGGGTGCTCAGACAGAGCGTGTATATTATGCACGTCGTGTTTTGTCAGTGCAGCAATCAGCTTTCACATTGGCAAGATCAGCCCCAACCACATTCCCAGTAACATTCCGTCTTCTTCCAACCGCTATGAGCGGCTACGAAGGACAAGAGTACGGTAAGATTATTGACCGTGTATTGGTAGTTTAATAATTTAATAATTATTCTACAGGGCCCCCAAGAAATTGGGGGCTTTTGTGGTTGTGTTAGTATATAATTTTTAGTATAATGATTTAGACTAGATCCTAGGAGGATTAAATTGGCAACAACAGTATATAGCGTAGAAGAGGTTCAGTTACAAAACGGTCAGACCGTAAAGCTAAAGCCTCTATCAATTAAAGAACTTCGTAAGTTCATGATAGCAATAAAGAAAACAGCAGAATCTCAAACAGAGGATGAGACATTAAACATCCTAATAGATGCATGTGCAATTGCACTAGAAAAGCAGCTACCAGAATTAGTAGCGGATAGAGAAGCGTTTGAAGATGCTATCGATGTACCAACTATGAATCGCATTCTTGAAGTTTGCGGAGGGATTAAGCTTGACGACCCAAACCTACTAGCGGCAGCGGTTCTGGCTGGTCAGAACTAGACTTAGCCGCTTTAGAGGGTGAAATTTTTTTACTAGGACATTGGAAAAATTACGATGATCTAGAAGAAAATTTATCAATGCCAGAGCTTATAAATACTTTACAGGCTTTAAAGAAAAAAGATCACGAAGATAAAAAGTTCTTTGCTTCTTTAAAGGGAGTAGAGATAGGTGAATACGAAGATGATAAAAAAGGAGGCCCTAGTTTCGAAGACATTCAGTTGAGAGCAGCAGGAATAGGTGCAACTAGCAACGATGTTGTTTCGCTACAAGGAAATTTCGCAGCGCAAGCTGGATTTGGAATTGGAGCGGGACTAGGATACTCTAGGGAGTAGTTTGATATAAATGGCTGACGAAACAATCAGTACCAAGATAGTCGCTAATGCCGACTTCTCATCCCTTATTGCCGATGTGCATAAGGTTACCGCCAGCCTATCAAAATTACAAGAACAATTAGCTAACTCTAATAAGATGATGGCAAATCAAATTGCTGTCATGAACAGATCATTTGCAGACACACTAAGAAGTACAGGACAATTCTCCACACACTTTGTAAGCCTACAATCAGATGTAGAAAAATTTGGTAAAAATCTAGATGGCGGAAAACTAAAGTTAAATCAATATTTTAATACTTTTAGGGATCATGCTAGAACATCTGGCGGACTTATAAGAGAATTAGCAAAGCAACAAGTAGCCCTTCAGAACTCAGTATTACAACCGCTAGGCAGAAACGCACAAGGACTTATGCAGTTCAATGTGCATGTTCCAAGAGGGCTAGATGAAGTAAAAAATAAAACAGCAATAGTAAGACAAGAATTGCAAATTATGAATAAGGTTATTCAGGATGGTGCTGGACAACTTATTAATTGGGGTAAAAATACTCAGTGGGCAGGCCGTCAGTTAACAGTCGGTTTAACCGTACCACTTGTAGCCTTTGGAGCACAAGCTGCAAAAGCATTTAGAGAAGCAGATCAAGAGTTAGTTCGTTTAACTAAGGTTTACGGAGATGTTGCAGGAACATCAGCAGCAGAATTAGGTAGAGTTAGACAAGAAGTTACTTCTACTGCAAAAGAAATTTCTGCAGCGATGGGTGTTTCATTTAAAGAAACTATTGGTCTTGCAGCAGATATTGCGGCTACTGGTAAAACTGGAGATGAGTTACTAGGGTCAATTAAAGAGACCACAAGACTTGCAGTACTTGGAGAAGTAGACAGACAAGAAGCTATGAAGGCCACACTTGCAATTCAGTCAGCATTTAAGCAAAATACAGATCAACTTTCAGAGTCTATTAACTTCCTTAACGCAGTTGAAAACCAAACTTCAACTACTCTAAATGACCTTGTAGAAGCAATTCCAAAAGCTGGTCCAGTAATTCAAGGTTTGGGAGGAAGCGTACAAGACTTAGCGCTTTACCTTACAGCTATGCGTGAAGGCGGAATTAACGCATCAGAAGGAGCTAACGCATTAAAGTCAGCTCTCGCATCTTTAATTAACCCAACAGATGTTGCTGTAGGAAAGTTTCAATCATTAGGAATAGATCTTTTAGGAATAGTAAATAACAATGCTGGTAATTTAACTGGAACATTAATGGAATTACAAGGGGCTCTAGATAACCTAGATCCACTTCAAAAACAACAAGCAATCGAGCAGCTATTTGGAAAATTTCAGTTTTCAAGACTAAATGCTTTATTTGAAAATTTAGGTAGACAGGGAAGTCAAACGCTTCAGGTTTTAGATTTAATGAAGGCTTCTACTGGGGAATTAGCAACTGTAGCAGATCGAGAATTAGCAGCAGTAACCGAGTCGGCTTCTGGTAAGTATCGCAGGGCAATAGAAAGCTTAAGAGCATCTTTAGCTACAGTAGGAGAACAATTCCTTCAAATTAATACGGTTCTTATTCAGGTTATTGATAAGATTGTACAGTTTGCTAATAATTTGCCAGGCCCAGTAAAACAAATACTTGCATTAGCTGGAGGATTTACAGCAATCATAGGTCCAGTAATTATGTTAACTGGTGTACTTGCTAACTTCTTTGGGTATTTGTTAAAGGGCGCATTCCATATGAAGGCATTCTTTAAGGGTGGCGAAGGATGGAAATATTTAACTCCAGAAATGTTAGCAGCAGAAAAAGCTGGCAGGCTAGTTGAGCAATCATTTTACGATGACGCAAAAGCTGCAGCTGTACTACAGCAAGCGCTTAGAAATTTATTAGATGAATTTGCTATTCTAGAACAAAAAGCTAAAATAGGGTCAATGTCAATAAATCCAGCAGTATCAACAATGGCTGGAAGCATGATAGTGGGCGGACAGAGAGTGGTTAATCCCTCACACCCACTTGCGGGAGAACAGGGAACAAGAGCAAGTTCTCACATGGTTCCAAGAGCTGGTATGACGGAAGCTCAAAGACTGCAACAAACAATGTTTGGAATGGTTCCAGGATCAATCCCAGTAAATCAGAAAATTGGTCAGAACCCACAAATTTATATGAACGAACCTCTTCCAAATGTTCCTGGACTTACAACGGTTAATGGGGTATCTACAGGCATTGTTTCTGGAGAAGCTGCAAGATGGCATGCAATGATGGCTACACTTGGAATGCAGTCAAAGGCGGAAATTGAAACTTTAAAGAAAACAATTGTGGCTACTGGAACTGTAAGCAAAGAATTTATGATGCAGTTTGATGATATTCTTCCTGTTGTTTCAAGACTTACAGATAATGCAGCAAGAGAATCTGCAATGATTGTCGCAGAACTTCGTGCAGGAAAAATGACTGTAGAAGCTGCTAGGGCAAAAATTGTAGCTCTTAATTTGCAAACAGAACAAATGATTGCTTCTTCTGTTCAATCACAAGCACTGGCTATGGGCAGAACAATTAATCCAACAATGGTTCCAACATTAAATCAACCAGTAGTTGATGCTACTGGAAAATCAAATATGAGAGAGTTGTTTAAAAAGGGTAAAACAAGAGATTTCATTAATCGTATTGCTGGAGTATTGGGTGTAAGAACATCAGGTGCTGGGTACAATGTTGAAACCACAATTCCTAAAAAATTTAATAGAGGAAATATAGTTCCAGGATCTGGAAATACAGATACAGTTCCAGCAATGCTTACACCTGGAGAGTTTGTTGTTAATAAGCAAGCAACTCAGCAAAATAGGCCATTACTAGAAGCAATCAACAATAGTACATTGGGTGGGCAAGCAACTCCTGGAAGATCAAATTACGGTCCAATTAATCCAGGACTAATGGCAAATGTCTCAAGGCTATACACAAGGACTGGAAATTTTGCACGTAGGTGGTTCTGGGATACAAGCACTGGATCAAGTCTTTCTGGGCAGAGAGACTCACTTGTCAGATCAATAAGAAAAAGACCAATACTAAATAAGAGCGGTGTTCCTTATTCTGAAGCAGAATTAAGAAAAGCTCCTAAAGAAGAAATTCAAGCATTATGGGCTAACTATGATAGAGGACATGTAGCTCCACACAGGTCTATAGGCGGAACAGATAACTACTTTGCCCCAGGAATATTAATGCCTATGTTTAGAGGATCCAATAGGTCAATGATCTCTGCAGGAGATCCAATAGCAATTGCAAAAAGTTTAGAAAATCAATCAATTCATCCAACAGTATTTTTAGATGAAGCAGCCGAAGCATTTGGTTATGTTGCTGGTTCAAAAACAGATGCAGCTTATGAAGCATTGATAAAAGGATTATATAAGAGAGGTGCTAAGAAATTTGATCCTAGATCAGGTGATTCATTTGAAAAGTTTGCGTTTGAAACAATATCTCCGTTTTTACAAAATATTAAAAATAGCTCTGGGGCAAATCTATTAGATGATCTTTCAAGAATTGGAACAGTAAGAGGAACTCAGGCAAATAGATCTTCTGGTGGACGTTCTGGAACTGGTTCAATAGCACCGTTTGCCGTAGCAGATGACTATTTCACACTAAACATGAATACTGGCGGAATGGTTCCATCACCAAATGGACAAAAGTATAATATGGGCGGAATGGTTCAGGGTTACAATAGAGGCGGAATGGTAGCTGGACTACTTGGAGCTTCAGCAGTCGGTCTTGGCGGACAGATGCTAGGAAATGCAGTAGGCGGAGGACTTGGGTCAGCTATTACAATGGGCTCCTATCTTGCAAGTAGTATGATAGGATTTGGTGGAATGGGTGGTAGAGGAGATCAAAAGGGTCCAGGTTTTGTTGGAAGACAAATGCAAAAAATTGATCCACAAGGTAATTTAACTAAGCCAATTGGACCATTAAATAACTTATCTGATGCAACTAAAAAGCTCTCAGGAAATCTGGGTGGGGTAAGCAGAATGTTTGGCCCATTATTAAGAGGCTTCACAACTTTACTAAGACTAACAAGCCCGCTTGGAATAGCAATTACTGGAGTAACTGCTGCAATTGGATTTTTTGTAAAGGCTCAAAAAGAAAAAGCAAAAGCTTTAGAAACAGGTAGACAAGCATTCGGTATGGATGCTGCTGCTGCAGAAAAAGCAGGATTCAAATATACAGATTATAACGCTAAAATAAAGGTAGCAATTGAAGATGCTAAGGCATTAAAAGAAAGAAATATGATGATTTACGAAAGCATGACAAAGGCTAACGTTCCAATCAACATGACAATTGAACAATACAAAAAGCTTAAAGAACAAGTAAAGTCAACAATGGGAAGTTACATAGACCTATTTGATCAAACAGATAGAAAAGATGTTGGCAATGTTGCTGTTCAGTTAAAGGCACAATTTATGGCAGCTGGAGATTCTGCAGAGGTTGCTACTGCTAAAATATTTACAATGATTAAGCAGTCTGAAAATGCTAATATGGCTGCGTCAGCAATTAGCTCTAATGCCTTCCAAAGCATTCAAAATATGGAACAGGCTTCTGCTCAAACAGTAAAAACATTTGAAGCAGCAATGAAAACTGGAGATGCTGAATCGCAAGCCAGGGCTTTGCACAGCACATTTATGGCAATGGATGCTACTCTAGAAGAAACCATTAGAAAGCAAAAAGAGCTAGGGGATTCAGGAAAAGCTAATGCAGAGCAGGTCGGCAGTGCAATAGAACAGAAGCTTGCAAGTATTAATAAGTCTTTTGGCACTCAGGCAAACCTATCAAAAGATGTTATTAGTGAACTAGGTAAAACAGATCCTCTATTAGCGGAGATGTTAAATAGCACAGATACTCTTTCTAGTGCATGGGCTAAATACAGATTAATTCTTCAGGGTGCTGCTACCGATCTTGAGAATATGACTGGAGAAGCAGCAATCGCTGCGCTTTCTTTAAATGAAATAGTGAAGGCTCAAGTTCAACTAAACCCAGCTGTTGCTGCTGCAAATAAATCATATGCTGGTATGACTGCTAGAATTAAAGAACTTGAAAAGGCACAAAGAGGCCAGTCTGTTAAAGCTCAATATAATGCTAAAGAAGAATCAGCTAGACTGCAAAAACAAATTGCAGAAATTAAAAAGGCTGCTCAAGAAAAAATTGATGGAATTCGCAAAGCAACTGAAGCAGAAAATACTCAGCTAGAAATTCAAAAAGCTCAACTAAGAGCTCAGCAAATGTTGATCCAGGGCAATATGTCTGGATACGCTGAAGAGCAAATGACAATTGAGCAGTTAATGAATGAGGCTAATCGTAAAGATGCAGAAGAAGCAATTATCGCTAAGGCAGAAATTGATATTAAGCCTCTTCAGGATGCACTTGATGCTATAGCAGACAAGAATGACAAAGCTGCAAAGAAGGCGGCACTTGCAGGAGAGAGCTTATCAGATCTTAGAACCAAGGCAAGCGATTACAATACTAAGCTTCAGGAGTATACACAAAATCTAAACACTACAATGTTTAAGTATTTGACAGACATTAACTTTAAAAATACTCCAGAGTATGAAGCAGCAATAAAAGCCTTAGACAATCTTGGCCAAAAGCTAGGAATTAAAACTCCAGCGAAGGATGTTGTTTCAGAAATTACTAACGCATTAAAAAATGGAATTAACGCAGAAAACGTAACTCTTTATGCCGAAAAGGTTCAAGAAGGACAAAGAAGAGACTACACTAATAATTTAAAAAATATGACAGAAACCATTAAAAGGGGAGGCGGAGACGTAACAAAAATTTATGATCCAAATACTCAAGAATTAACTCCACAAGCTAGAAGCGCTCTTATTAAGGGAGATGAGTTAATGCCTGGTGATACATTTACAGATAGTCAGGGAAGACCGTATAAGGTAACTAGAAAATTTGGTCCTGGACATGGAGCAGAATCAACAGGAGACCGAACTGTAAAAACAACACCGTCAATGTCGGCAAAAAGATTTTTGGGTGGAAGAGTTGTGCCAGGAATTCCTTATACAATTAATGATGGTAAGAAAACAGAGGGGGTAGTGTTTGATTATCCAGGAATGATTAAACCAAATATTGAAACAGCCTTTAATATTCCTAATGGAACTAAATATAACGGAATGGGCGGATCTACTACTTCAAATAGCAGTAACGTATATAATATAGAGATTGCTCTAAACGGAACAAACGTCACAGCAGATGATGTTATAAACAGAATGAAACGAGAGATGGCTTTGATTAATGCTAAAGAAGGAATAAGTAGAAGGGTTGGTGCATAATAATGTCTATGTATTTACCCAGAGGTTCGGTTTTAAATGTAGAAGCAAAAGATCTTCTTGCCACACCGCAAGGTGCTGTAAAGGTTTGGAATAAAATTACCGAGCATAATAGATCAGATATTAGTATTTCTATAGAAAGAATTGAAAGATCAGTTAGAACATCTAATGGAACACTAAGAAAAAATCACATTGCTGATAAAAGAAGATTCTCAATGTCATGGACAATGCTTCCTTCTTATAGAAATTTAACAGTGGATGGTGGATGGGGAGCAGAAGATTTAAGATCTTTTTACTTAAGCGACGACGGTAAAAAAGAATTTAATATTAGAATTAACTTGGCAAAGAGCGGAACAGATACATCCTCATCTGGTGCTTTATATACGCCAACTATGGCAAATACATCATCAGAATTATATACCGTAGTATTTGGAGGCTGTAATTTTTCAGTTGTAAAACGTGGTCTACAGCCACACTGGAATGTTTCTATTGAACTGGAAGAAGTATAATGATTTCATCTCCAACGGTTAAAACTTTACTAGAAGAAAATACCACAATCCAAACTAATGTGGGCTGTACTATCGAATACAATATGAATTCAATGGTGGATAATATTTCTGTCACTGGAACAGATTATGTTAGATCAGATGGGGCTAAGCCTTATCAAAAACTTTTTCCAGCATCTTCTGTGGTTAAGCCATTTAGACCTTTAGGGGCTGGAGTCAAGTATGGAATATTTGGAGACGTATCTTTAAATACTTGGAAAGATCCTAAAAAGATAGAATACCCATTAAATTTTAGAACTTATTATCCTGGAACAGAAACCTATTATAAGTATTGGGTATCTCAAAAAGGTGTTGGAGCAAATATAGCAATATCATACCCGCAAGCGGTTTTAACAAATAAAATTGTTGTTAGATTTGAAATATCTCACTCTATTCCTGCAACATGGACTGTGTATAAACAAGGAGATATAGTTCTTGCAACAGGCACAAGTGCTGCTATAAAACCCTTTACAACTAATGGAATAAAAAACTATGACGCTGGAACACTAACTCTTTATTATAATGGCACGGCATGGGTAACTACAGAGCCTACAGCAATTGCAACACCAGTATCTATAACAGGATTAAAGCTAGTAACATCAGGTGTTAATACGCCTATTAGGACGGCCCCTGAAATTAGCGGTTCTCATGTTGCAGTAATTGAGATTTCCCCTAGATGGGTAGCTGATTTAACAGATCATATAGTTGGATTTTCTATAAATCAAGAATCTTCTACCAGCGCAGACGACATTTTGCCAGTGGGAAAAGTTTCTGCTAACTCTTTATCTATGGATTTAGTTTCATATGAATCTTCTAGAAAAATTATTACATATGAAAAGGGCACGGCATTTGACTCTTCTAAATTATATATGTATAAGTCAGCAGAACTAAAGCCATATATAAAAGTTTATTATTCGGGAGCCCCATATACAGATTCAAATGGACAGCACGAGAGAGTCAAGCAGGGAGCTTTTTATATTGATAACTGGAGCACATCAGAGTTTGGAGATATTTCTTTAGACGCACTAGACGGGGCAAAGTACTTGCAAGACATATCTTGCCCTGGAATGGTTTCAAAAGATTCTACTACAGTAGGAATTATTAGAAGGCTTTTAGACAATGTTGGATTTACAAATTATAATATAAACTATAAAACTAATATTCTTACTGGAGCAATTACAGATACCTCTATTATAAGTCCCTTTTACTGGTGGACAGATGATGGAGAAAGTGTATGGAATGCAATCCAAGAGCTATGTAGAGACTCTCAAATGGTTGCAACATTCGATGAAAATAATATTTTACAGTTTTACACAAGAGACTACCTATTCTCTCAATCAACAGCTCATTGGAATTTTAAGTATTCAAAAGATGGAAATATTCTTCCTAATATAATTTCTTTTCAAAAAAGAGACCTTCCAGCAGTTAACCAAGTAAAAGTTTTATGGAGTCCAGTAACATCTAGCCAGCTCATTGGAGATGGACAGCCATTGTGGAAATCTGGATCAGCGTATTTAGGCGCATACTCTTTGGTAACAGATATCCCGTCTAGTACCAACGGCGGTGGTGCTGGAACAACAATTAGCTTAGTGCCAATAACAGTTAATCAAGACGTTAAACAAATTATATATAACTATGCTGGTTATTTGGTAATAGATTCTGAAATAATAGAGTATGATGCAATTGAGTATCAATATGTAAATCAACAATTAACTAGAACAAATATTTGGATCACCCAGTTCTCAGATTTGCAAAAAATTGCTAATGATATAACTACCTCGTTGCCAGCTAATCTAGCAATTGGGCAAACTGGAAGAATTCGAATAAAATCTAGAGGAGCATTTGGAACAAGCGCAGCTGCTCATGCAAGGACTGGTTCCGTAACTGGCTGGAATGGATTTGAGAATACCTTTAGGGCTAGCTCTGAAAATTTACAAGGTACAAGTACTCCATCAAGTGTTTCTCATGAACCTGCCGCAGTTCCAGATATACTGTCTGTTCCTCCAACAGCTGAAGAAGAAAAGGTTGGAACGAAGCTTGTTCAAAAATCTTTATTTCAAATAACATCTAGCGGAGATCCTAGCCAAAAAAATAAGTACTCTGTTTGTGTAAAAAATATGGGAATAGCTAATTCTGGAAACTACTATAATTTTGGCACTGGATTATTTTTTAAAGGAACTAAAGATAATACTAGGGCATCTGGCGGAATTGGATTTTTTACAAGTCCAAATGGATTAGATGGCTACTATATTAAACTAGAAACAACTAGCAATCTGGCAGATAGCGGATCAGATAGGCCATTATCAATTTTTAAAGTTAAAAATGGAGTTATTACTCCTTTACAAGATAGTCAGGAAAAAGGTAGCAATAAATCATTAGCATATTTAGCGCAAGGAATTTCTTATAAGGTAGATATGCGTATAAAAATTGAAAGTTCTGTTGTTGCGATAGACGTTTTTATTAATAACTTTAGAATAACAGCAGTTGATGCAACAGATACAATTTCTCCAACAAATAATATTGCATTATTTTCAAATGCTAACTCAACATTTTTTGATTATGTATATTCTATTCCTCTAAACGAAGATCAATATAAAGATGGAATCATTGGAAGTCAGTATTCTGGAAGATTTGGATCAACAACTTTAGACTTTTTATATGGAGATAAACTATCCAGTGGATTTGAAAACAGTGGAATCCCTGGAGGAGCCATTGACGAATTTGGAACGGTTGCTAGAGAGCTGCTAAAAGTAAATATTAAATATGACTCTAGGCCAGCTTTTCCAATAATTACCAGCCTAGGATTAAATCAATTCGTAGAGATGATTGGATATAGGCTCAATTCCTTCGGAGCAGAAGTATATGTTTTAAATAATGCTGGAACATTTATTCCCTTAGACGATTCTAGATTTGCCTCATTTAGTGTAATTGGTAATACACTAGTTCAGTCTGGTCAAAATGAATACTTAGATAAAACAATAAATGAGTTTACAGTCCCAGAGCAGGTAACATTTGAGTCTGTCTGGATTCAAAAAGAATCTGATGCTAAAAGCCTCTCTGATTGGATTAAGGCACAGTGGTCAAAAAAACAATCTGTATGTGAGCTAGAAATTTTCTCAAACCCCTTGATTTCTGTAGGAGATATTGTTACAATTAACTACCCATCTAATAGTCTAGATGGAACACAAAAGTTTATAGTATCTAGCATTAATAATTCATTTGACGGGGGGCTAAGTACCAAAATAACAACTAGATCTATTTATAGTTCATAAATGGTATAATGAAAAAATGGCATCATCAGATAAGAAAAAGCCTTCCGCAAGCAGTCAGCCAAATAGTGCTGCCCTGGTTACAGTAGCTGGGTCAGAGCTAGATTTTTATACAAATTCAAATTATTTAGCCTATGAGCTACCTCAATATGCAGCAGCACAAAGGCTAGGCAAGCTAGGTAGCGATGATTTAGATGATGATTTAAGAGGAGATCCAGAAGAAGAAACGGGATCAGATGATGATGATACTGGTGATGAGGGAACTAAACAAAAAAATACTAGACCAAGCCTTTCTGATATTGAGATAGTCTCAAACGAAGTAGTTTTTGATTCAGCAAATAATCCTACTGCAAAAGTAGTCTTTAAGGTTAAGAATAGTAGTGGTAAAGAATTAATGGCAGTGAATGTCAGAGTGGAGAAAAAATGATAACTAAGTTTGGTAAAAGATTTTTAACAAGCTATTTAGCTGGCAGCGAGTCGTTTTTAAATAAGGAGCTAGCATTTGGTATTGGTTCTACTGCTCCCAATTTAAAGGGAAATGATACAAGGCTAGAATTTGAATTTTATAGAATACCAGTAGAGTTATCAAGTTTTAATATTTTGCAAAGCGGGGTAGATATAGACGGAGACCCAGTATTTAATTACTTTGTGACATACAAATCAACAATTCCACAAGACATATCTGGTGTTATTTCTGAAATAGGTCTGTACCCTGGTGGTAGACAGTCTTTCAATAACTTTGACAGTAAGTTTATAACATCATTTACAAATGAGTTTAACTGGTTTGATGGATCAGTTAATCCTACTTCTCAGGCAAATACTCAAGATTCTAATGGAGCGTATACCTTTTTGTCAAAGGTAAGTGATAGCATGATACGGGTAGATGTTGCATCTGGGCAAACAAAAGAATATATTAATACACTTATATCGGATGATATATCTGGATATAGCATAAATGACACAATATCTATTGCGTATAAAAAAGCGGATAATAATGTTTCTAAGATTAGAGTAAAGTTTTATAGTTCTGATTTAGCGTATTACTATGTAGACTTTACACCACAATCTGGAACAGGAGATAAGATTCAAACCCTGTCTCTAAGCAATCTTTTTTCAAACTATACAGCTTCTCCAAATTTACCAGACCCGTCATCAATAATAAAAATTGGAGTTGCAACAACAGCAACTGGCGGCGCCACAACAGTCTATTTTGATGCCATTAGAATAAACGATGAAGACACATTTGATCCAGGCTATGGGCTAATTAGTAGATCTATTTTATCAACCCCATTAATTAAAAAACCTGGTAGACCAGTAGATATAGAATATAAATTACAGTTGGATTTTTAAATGGGAGCATTAGACGCAGCTAATTGGGAAAAGTGGTACGGTAGTGGTGCCAACTATCCTGATGATCTAAATAAAGATAATAAGGTAAAAACTGGTCAAGACTATTTTACAATACCAGTTGTTAATTTAAAAATTGACTCTCCTTATTCTTTTAATTTTCAATGGAAATATCCAGATGGAACTGTTGGCCCATGGTCAGATGGACTATCTTTAACAACAGCTGATATTCCAGCATTAACTGTTCCTAAATTTTTAAATACAGATTTAAGTTATTTTAATGGACAATTAATTATTACATGGAATGGCCAAGATGCAAATGGTCAAGCATACACTAAGGCATTCGACAGAGTAAATGTATATATAAAAGATGAGACCATAATTGGTTCACCCTACAGACTTGTTGGATTTTTAAAGTCTGCTGGAACCATAAGAGTTGCTGTGCCACCAAGAGCGCATAGCGTGAAGTTAACAGTAGTTTCGATAGACGGATCTGAATCCGATTTTAGTACAGCACAATTTGAAACTCCTAAATTAATTCCAAATACACTGCCAACTACAGTCACTGGTTCATGGGTTGGTACAAACTTCAGTGTTGCTTTTAATCACAACCCCGCAGAAGAATTTTTTAGCTATTATAAAGTTACACTTACTGCTGGTGGAACCTCAAAAGTATTTGACTTAGCCGCAGTTCCAGGAACTTCATCTCAATCATTTACGCTTAGCCTATCTCAAAATAGAGCAGCATTTGGAGTTCCTCAAACATCATTTAGTGGATCAGTAAAAACTGTTAATATATATGGCAATGAAGGATCTGAAGTTACGTTTTCTGCAGTATCTTATGTTAACGCACTGCCAGCAGCTACAATTGTAGCAACTCCAATTAGTAATGGGTATAGCGTTTCATATACAAGTCCAGCGGATGCAACATTTAATACAATTGAAATTGAAGAAGTTGAATCTTCTAGTTCTACAGCACCTACAACTGGATTTACAAAAATATTTTCTGGATCAAGCAATCCAGCAGTTGTTATTGTTCCAAATACAAATAAACGATGGGTTAGAGCAAGATTTTCTGACAATATTGGAAGCTATGGAGTATATGGAGCAGCCGTAGCCGTTACCCCAACAAGTCCTGTAGTTGTTGATAATGATGGGCCACCAGATGTTGACTCCGTAACAACTTCAGGTGGATTAGATACCAGTGGAACAGTAGGCTTTAATGGATACGCAGATATATCTTGGCCTGCCGTAACAACTGGCGGAATTCGTGGATACAGAATTAGATATAAGGCAACAACCTCTTCAGTATACTCTTATGCAGACTCACCTGGTTCTGGAACATCATATAAATTAACAGGCTTAGGTGCTGGACTAGTATATGAAGTAGCCGTTGCCACATATGACGAGTATAACAATACCTCTTCTAATTATGTTGCTGGTTCTAATGTTACTGTAGGCGGAACACCGTATATTGCAAGTACAGTAGATGTTACTGGATACTTTAAGGCAAAAGCAAATCCTACAGATTTAGATAGCACAGCATTTAAATTTGGATACGGAGTAGATACAGGCAAAAGAGGACTTGTATTTAATCCAAATAACTATTGGTATATAGATTCTAATCAATCTGCATCATTAAAAGTCGGCGGAGCAACAACAAATTACATTGAGTGGAATGGTGCATCCTTTGTCATAGATGGAGATCTAAGGGCTAAAAAGGGATCATTTAGTGGAAACGTTAATATAGCAAGTGGTGCTTCTTTATATAGTGGAACACTAACTGGCAATACTGTTACAGCTACTGGAGACACTGGTGGATCTTTATCTGGTGCTGGATATATATTAAATTCTTCTGGGCTTACCTTTAGCTCATCATCTGTTTCTGGAATTACAACAATAGATGCAACTACTGGCCGATTAACAACTGCTAGCGCAAATATTGGTGGATGGGATGTAACGTCAAGCACAATTAACAAAACTTCTGGCAGTGGAACAGTAACTATTGATTCTTCAAATGCTCAAATAAGAGTTTCAAGTCCAACGTATACAGCTGGTATAGCTACTCCAAATACTAATGCTGCAACCGACATTGTATTTTGGGCTGGTGGAGCAAGAGATACAAATGCTAATTTCTATGTAAGGGCAGACGGAACAGTTGTCATGAAATCAGCTGTTATTACTGGATATGCATCTGATGCAACACTAGATACGTTAGCTAAAAAAGATATGAGCAACGTAACTACTATCGATGGTGGTAAAATAACTACTGGGCAAATTAAATCATCGAATCATGTAGTTGGAACAGTTGCACAGCTTCCATTTTCAGGAGCAGGAACTTTAATTGATCTATCAAATGGCTCTATAATTTCTCCTCAATTTTACCTAAATGGATCAACTGGAACGGCAAGCTTTAAGGGAACATTATCTGCTGGAATTTCAATTGACACCCCAACAATTACTGCGGGAACAATTACTGGAGCTACGGTCACAGTAACTGCTGCAATTACATCTTCTGGTTTACCTAGCACAAGCGATAGCTCACTATCTGAATCAAATGATACAAACCAAGATGGATCTACTAGTTACGTTGGAAATACTACATTCAATCCGATACTAACATTACAAAACGGCAAAATATCATCAAACAGTATAATGAGAATAGAGGGGTCTAGCTATACTGAAATTTTATCTGGAGGAACTCAGTCTGCAATGTTTGATTCAACTAGATCTGCGTTAAATTTTACAACTGGACTCTATCTTGGAAATCCCGCAACATCTTCTTCTGCAAACGTACAGAATCATAGCACTCCATATATAACTGTAGATGCTAGAATGCGTTTGAGAAAAGGTGCTCCACTTTTATATCCAGGCGGAACTGCTGGAGCATATATTAGAAACATTTACATTAAACAAACAACAAGTACACCTGCCGCAACAACGGGGCATGTAGGCGACGTTTTTATTACATACTAGGAATATAGATGCCAATATACGCTAAGATAGGAAGCAGCACTTGGTCAACAAATGCCAAAAAGGTATGGGTTAAAGCAAGTGACGGTTGGAAGTCTGCCACAAGATTATTTGCAAAGACAGTTGCTGGTTGGGTTCAAATGTGGCCTGGAGATGCTCCAGCATCAAGCTTAACAGATCCAATTGATATAAGGCTTACTGGATACAATGGTCCAAGGGCAAGCAGTCCAGAATATATAAATACAGTGTTATATGGTAATGATGGAACTATTACTGGCGCAACACCGATTACTGTAAATTCAAGAAGAATGAAAATATCTGAAGACAATACTGGAAATACGACTAGATATCAGCTAGAGACAACAGATGTTTATAACTTAACCAGCAACTCTGAGACAAATATTGGTTTTAAAAGATTTATGGCTGATGGATGGTGGTTGTTTTACGAGCTTGTTGCCTCTAACGTATGGTCTCCATTTCCTCCAGGAACTACTTTATATTCTCCAGCAATTAAAATCATAAAGCAGGCTCCAACATTTAGCGCAAACTCGCCGTCTTTATCGCAAGATTACTCAACATCAAATCCATTTTTTTCTTTAAGCTTTTCATTCAGCGACACTTGGTGGAAGTCAGCAGATCTTTCTAGGTCTTATATTAGGTGGTGGAGAAATACATCTAAGACTCCTGGCGGAACAGAAATAAAAACTACATATATACAAGATATATCTGGACTTTCAACTACTAGAAGTGGCGGGCAGTATGAAGAATATGACGGTCAAGGGACAACAGTAAGTGGGAATGATTATCACTCAGAGATCGGCGGTATTCCAGCAGGCCAATATATAATAGCTCAAGTTGTTTTAATTAATTCATACACTGATCACTATGGAGGATTCGTTTCTGCTTTTGTTTCTACAGGAGACAAACCATCAATAACAAGCCTTACAGTTACAGATGATAACGGTAATGGCGTTGTTGATAATCAATCTCCTCCTAGAATTATGTCAGATGGTTGGTTAAACTTTACTGCAACTGTATCAGATGCATTGTCATCTACCTATTATTTATTAGAGCCTAGAATGTATAACTGGGTAAATGGAAATACATATGAGTTTAATACGGCTAACATAATAGGAAGCACTTCATGGCCGACTGACCTTGGCCCATCATCTGTTTCATTAAATGGAACTACAGCAACTGTAACATGGAGAATATATATTGAGCCAACTACTATTTATAATATTGGAACTCCAACATATTCTGGTGGACAAGCCAGATGGCAATTTGAATTTAGAGTAAGTGCACGAGCATCTTCAACTTCAACAAATGCATCAGCTTCTTATTTTACTGGAATCGCATCTTTGGGTGCAGATACTGTATATATGCAGGGGCTAGATGTTCCAGCCATGGTTAATGTTCATCCGTCTTCAGCAATGACATTGAATGTAAGCACAACAACACCAACTTTTGGATCTTCTGTAACATTTTCTGGAACAACAGTAGGATATCCAACATCTACATATTCTTCTTTTCCAAGAAGATACCTTATAGATTATGGTGATGGAACAAATAGCGGTTGGCAATTTTTTTCAACTGGAACAAGCAATCCAAGTTTTTCAGGAATAACTAAAACATATTCTAATTCAGGAACCTATATAGCTACATTAAAATGGGAGCCTCAAGGAGATCCATCAAGAAGTACTAGATCTAGAGTTATTACTATGGGGGCAAATCTTGCTCCTCCTACAAGTACATCAATAGTATCTGTAAACAGATTAACAGATACTGAAACTAGAGTTATAGTTTCTTCTTCTGGTGGAAGCGGACCATACTATCAAATGTATTGGCAGTCTGGATCTACAGCCCCATCAACTACAAATTATGACGCAGCATCTACAACAAGCACAGTAACAGAAGACTTTAGTTTTGCAAATGGAATTACCTATTATTTTTATATTAGATCTTCTTCAGAAAATTTAGGAAACACAATTACAGGAGGAACAGCTACTGGTGGAACATATAGTAATTATGGGCCAACAACAGGGGCAGCATCCTATACGTTTGCCCAACCAACTGGAAGCGTTAGCGTTTCTCCATCATCTGGAACTGCAGGAACTACACAATTTACAGCAAATCCTTCAGTAAGCTCAGCTCCTACTGCAAATATATCATATCAATGGCAATTTTTTGAAAGTGCTACAATTGGATGGGTTGCAATATCTGGAGCTACATCTTCAACTTATACACCACCATCAAATTATGTTTCTTTATATGGGGCTTCTTTAAGGTGTCAAATAACTGCAAATAACGGCGTTGGAACCACTCTTACAACAGCATCTTCAACCGTAACTGTTGCTGCAGCAGCAACAAAACTTACTACCCCAACAAATGTTTCTGCATCAGATACTAGAACTGACGGAATTCAAGTCTCTTGGACAAATGTTTCAAATGCTGCAACATATGGAGTCTGGTGGGGAGGAGCCCCCAGTTATGATAGTAGCCCAGATTTTGGTGGACCAAATAATAATGGCGGGGTATCTATTACGTCTTCACCATTTTTAGATACTGCAGCTCCAGTAGGATCAAGAACATATTACGTTCAGGCTTTTCCTTCAACAGGTTCTACTACATTTTTAAAATCAGACTGGTCTGCTGGAGATTCTGGAACAAGGCTTGAAGCGCTAGCAAAACTTGCAACACCTACTGGAGTTAATGCATCAGATACTAGAACTGACGGGGTAAACGTTACATGGAATGCAGTTAGCGGTGCTGCATATTATGGAGTCTGGTATGGAGGAGCTCCAGGTTACGACTCTAGTCCAGATTTTGGTGGACCAAATAATCCTACTTTAATTACTGGAACATCCTATCTTGATACGGCCATTGGTGCTGGAGTAACAAGAGACTATTATGTCCAGGCGTTTCGTTCTGGAAATCCAACAGGAACAAAGTCTGATTGGGGTGGTCCTAATTCTGGAACAAGGCTGGCCTTAGTAAGTATTCCATCTGGTGGATCGGTAACGCTAAATGGAGGAAATACTGTTGGAAGTATAATAACTGCATCTACAAGCGGTTGGAGCGGTTCCCCTACATCATATGACGTGTATATAACAACAGCATTGTCTCCAAATACTCCTACTTCTGGAAGCTCTCGTGTTGCTTCAAGCGGTGGTGGAACATCGGCCTCGTATTCCATTACATCTGGAGATGCAGTTTCTCCAGTTAACGTATTTAGAGCATTTGCAACAGCAAGCAATAGCGCTGGAACATCTGGAACTGTTCAGTCTTCAAACACAATCACTACTCAGGCGGCTGTAACGGGAACAGCTCCTTCAACTCCAACTGGATTGAGTAATTCATATTCATCTGGACCATCATGGACTGGATCTTGGTCTGCGTCAAGTGGTACGGCGACGATTACATATTTCTGGACACTATACCAGTCTTCTTCTAATGGAGGAGCAATTACTGCAACGGCAAGCGGAAATACAACTGGAACATCTTTTACAAGATCAATGTCAAGCGCAAACGGACTTTGGGCATACTTTACAGTATTTGCAAGCAACTCGTTTGGCACATCTGGAACGGCTACATCCCCATGGGCATAACTTTAGAAGAAAAAATTGATATTATTAATAATAGAATTGATAATATGAATATCCATATAGAAATTCTTGAGCGTGATATTGCTAGTAATCCAAACGATGACGTTGAGGGTAAAAGGCCCAGGATAGAAGTTTTGAATGACTTTTACCTTAAAAGATCACTTATGCTGCAAGAAAGGGAAGCCTTGACTAATCAAGGTTAAATGATATAATTATGAAAGGAGGTAGATTATGACTATTGAATTAACAAATGAAGAAAAGTTGAGTATTGTTAATCAGCATATCAAGTCTATAGATTATAGCATTTATGGACTACAGCTAGATTTGATGGAAGCTCAAGCACTTGATACCCCAGATCCAATACAGATCTCGTCTGTTAGTGGAAGAATTACTTCTGCTAACGCTAGAAGATCCGTACTTGTCACTGAAAGAGATTCTTTGACACCTGAAACAGAAGAGTAAATAAATGGCAGATAAGGCTCAGTTAGTAATAACAGCATTACAGCAAAGAATCGGCGAAATTGTTTCTAATTACGAAACTCAAATTGCAATTTTACGTGCAGACTATACAAATGCTATGGAGCAGTTGAATAATAAAGAAAGAGAAGCGGATGCTAAAGTTGAAGCGGCAGAAGCCTATTCAGAAAAACTTAATAACCTTACCGACTAATTTCCCTTCAGGTATTGCTGTTAAAACAGATAAAGATACCTATTGGATTAAAGACGGTAAAAGGTACAGGCTAATTTCAGATAGGGCCGCCCAGTCTTGGTGTTTTACTACGGTATTAGCAACTGAGGCGGCATTATCGGGAATTAAATTGGCTGGTAAGCTAGGCTTCAGAGACGGTACCTTGATCAAGAATGTTGCTGATGGTAAAATGTATTTATTGTCACAAAATAAACTAAGACACATTGTTGACCCAGATTCTTTTAATAAGTATGGTTTAGATAGGTCAAAAATGATTGAGGTTTCAGAAAAAGAAATTTCAGCACATGATTTAGGAGAAAGTATATAATGAGCGACACATTTAACGATGGAGATCCAATAGATGCAACACTATTACAAAAATTAAAAACAGATGTTGCTAAGGCTACTGCATTGGCTGGAGCAAAAGTTAGTGCTGGTTCAAACATTAATGTTGGCGATCTTACAGATAGGAGTGCAGGAGATATCACAACCCCTACATTTTTTGGAGGAAAAACGTCTTCTCAAAAAGTAATTAAGGGTATTCGTTCTACATTCAATATTGATTATTCAGGTGCTAAATTTTCTGGCAAGCCTTCCGCAATAACACTAACAGCTATTTCTAAGGATGGACTTGCGGATATAAATGAACCATCTATAATTAGTGGATCTGTTACACAGACTGGTGCAGAGGCACAAATATGGGGTGCTGGAGATCCTAAAACCATAACATTGTTTTTTATAGCAGTACAAAATCAAAATTAATCTATTGACAATCTAATTCTATATGCTACAATTTAGATAATATCAAGGTCACGACTCCGTGACCCTTTTTTACGCAGGGAAGTTAAATGACAAACGATTTAAAATGGATGTTGTCATCCGATCAGCAATTCCCTTATCAAGATGATAAGATGATTGCGCTATGGTTTAAAGTTATGAAGTGGTTTAAGCCAGATGTGGTAGATTATCTAGGTGATACTGACGACCAAGCTTGCTATAGCAAATATACGGAAGGAAGATCTGCAGAATTTCTTCAACTTCATAAAGATGACAGTCGTGATTTAATTGTTCCAATGATGCGTCATGAGGCAAAAGGTGCGAGAGATTTTTATGCAAAGACTCGTGAGATGCTTCCAGATGCACAATTATTTTCAGCATTAGGAAACCACGATATACGAATCTTTGATTACATAGATAAAAAGCTTCCAGATTATGCAAAGGATGTTACTCCAGAGTCGCTATGGTCTTTAGATTCATTGGGTTACGAGTATATTTATTATGACTCATTGCCTAAACGCCGATTTGGAGATGTTCACGTACATCACGGAATTTCTATTGCAGCAACGGGATCTGTTCGTAAGGATATGGAAGACCTACAGGTATCACTTATTAGAGGCCACTCACACAGAATTGCTTCCCATATGGTAACATATGAACTTAGAAACGGTGGCGAAGGAGAAACTCTTCGTGGTTATGAGATAGGACACATGTGTGATGAAAAGGGTCCAGGAATGAAGTATACTCAGCATCATGATTGGCAAAAGGGATTTGCTATTGCACATATTGTAAATGACTATCCACATATTCAGATGATTCATATTGCTCCAGACTACTCTTGCGTTGTAGATGGGAAGACATTCTCGATATGATGAAATGTGGAAGGTGTAACGGAAGAGTCTTTATTGATAGAGTATTCTCTCAAAAACTACACACAGAATTGTTTTGCATCCTATGCGGAAAGCGTTGGATGATCAATAAAGAAACGAATGCATTCGGTAAATGGCTAGAGAAAACAGACAGCGACTACGCAAAAAATTCGTCTATTTCTTCTTAAATGGTAAGGTACATAAAGTACTAAAGCTATCTAGAGCTAAAGACGAAGTTATAGCATGGTGCTATCCCGACAAAAAAAGATTAATGTATTCTTATTCTCAGGTAGACAAGGGCATGGAGCGAGCATATAGTGTTGTAGAGGCTAGTAAGATATTAGGCAGGCATAGGGTAACAATTGAAGAATATATTTTACAGGGTAAAATAAAACAGCCACAAAAAGTATATCCAATTAGTAATCCAGACAGCACCTGGTCTAAATATATGTTGAGCGAATCGGACATTTTGGACATTCATCAATTTATTATTGATGCTGGACATATTAGAGATTTGCCATCAAGATCAGAATTGCAGGCTATTCTCAAACACAATTTAATATTGTATACTAAGACAGAAGATGGAAAATTTGTACCTGTATGGAAGGCGGAATAATGTCAGAAACAAGAGTAAAGGTGGACCTATCGTTCACACGCAATTTAGGAAACTACGAAAGTATTAAGATCGGTATTGGCGTGGAAGATGATGTTCGTAGTGGAGAGAATGTTGATGCTGCTACTGAAAGAGTATATGCTTTTGTTGAGAGTAAGCTAATTGAGAAAACTCGTGAGGTTGAAGAGGAATTAAAACGTGGCAAGTGAGAAAGAGCCATATGTTTTAATTGGTCTATACGAAAATCTTTATAACGAAAAGTATGGAAGAAAACCACGCATAAATAAATTTCGTGAGAAATGGGCTATGCAGGATGTTATTGACAGCGTAGGTTTTGACAAAGCCAGGGATCTTTTGGTATATTATTTTAAGACAACGAAGTCTGGTCATCCACTTAACTTTTTTTTCTATAACTTTGATAAAATGGATTACGCAAAAACAGAACGTGAAAAAGATGAGAAGCATCGTCGATTGCTACTTAAAGCAACGAAAGAATTAGTTGAAGGCGGGAACGAGTGAATACAGAAGCAGAATTAATCTCAGCAGTATGCAAGAATAAGGATATTAGCACACTCCTTGCAGACAATGTTGATGAAATATTCACATCTCACAAAGATATTTGGGATTCATTAAAGTCTTATTATTATAAGTTTAAGGCAGTTCCAGAAGTTGGAATCCTTATGGAAAGATTTAAAGATTTTGATCCAGTTGAAACAAAGGGTGAGACTGGTTATTATTTAGATAAACTTAAGAATGAATATCTAACTGGAAGACTAAAGAATATTATTCTGCAAAGTGGATCTGCTCTAAGAGAAGATGCAGCTTCTAGAGTATTGGGTGACTTGCAGGCAAAGCTTTCACAGCTTTCAAAGTTTACCAATAACGTACGTGACGTAGATATTACTGATATCGAATTAGCGGAAAAGCATTTCTTGGCCGTTAAAGAGCGTTCTAATATTATGGGTGGCGCTCCAGGAATTCTAACAGGCTTCGACGCTATCGATAAGGCATATCCTACAGGAATGGCACCTGGACACCTTATTGTGGCTATTGGTTGGCCAGGACGTGGTAAAACATGGTTCACATCGTATCTTGCTTGTAAGGCCTGGGAGCAAGGGTTTAAGCCCATGATTGTATCTCTTGAAATGTCACCAGAGAATATGCGTGACCGTATTTACACAATGATGGGCTCTGGTCTATTTCGTGCCTCGGACTTCGCAAGAGGCGATGTTAACGTTGATACCTTTAGGTCATGGGGTCAGAAAAGATTTGAAAACAAAAATGGATTCATTCTAGTATCTAACGAAGGTATGGGTGAAGTTAACGCTAATACTGTTCAGGCAAAGATAGATCAGCATAAACCAGACCTAGTAATCCTTGATTATCATCAGCTATTTTCAGATAATAAGAGAAGCTCTGGCGCAACTGAGCGCAACATGAATGTGTCTCGTGAATTTAAAATGCTAGCCATGACAAATAACATTCCAGTGATTGATATTACTGCAGCAACAATGGATGACATTACCGATCAGGATGCTCCGCCCATGCTGTCTCAGGTTGCTTGGTCAAAAGCAATTGAATATGATGCAGATATGGCAATTGCAATTCATAAGTATACAGATACTAATATGATTGAAGTTGTTAGTAGAAAGAATCGTCATGGTCAGGATTTTAATGTGTTCTTAGATTGGGATATCAACAGGGGTATCATCAAAGAGATTTATGAGAATCCGTTTGCTAATGACGCATCGAAAAATTAAAAGATTTCAAATCGATGTAGAGTTTCAAGATAATGCTCAGTTAATTAGTTTGAGACCACAGTATGAGAATTTACTGGTTCAGGACATGAGAGGTAAAGGCTACGTCAGAGTACTTGACATAGACCCAGCTTTTTCGGTAGAATTTACGGGCGAGACATGGAAGTTCTTGATGAGCATTCATGGTGTTTATGTGGGAAAGAAGAAAGCATGGCAATTAGAGGGTATAACACAAGGGAAGTCGATACCACGCACTACACGCCAACGCACATCAAGTCGATCCTAAAATCTATAGGACTTGAAATTGTTGGTGAGACTGGTAATGACTTTCTATGCTACTGCCCATTTCATTCCAATAGGCATACATCTAGTTTTAGCGTAAGTCGTGAAAAGGGGGCATTTATATGCTTTAATCCTTCATGCGGTGAGGCTGGAACTTTACAGGAGCTTGTAAAGCGTGTTATGAACAAGAACGAGTTTGAAGCAATGAGGTTTATTGCAACAAAAGAGGCTGAGTCACTAGAGAACTTTGACTCATTGCTTTCAGATGCCATGGAAGAAAAACCAGTATTTGAAGAATTTTCTTTAGACATATTAAATAAACTAAGTAAAGAATTGTTATCTACAGAAGAAGGAAAGTCTTATTTTAAATCTAGAGGTATCGAAGAAGAGTCTATGAGACACTTTGATTTAGGATACTCTAAGAATATGGGAATGGTTACAGTTCCAGTTCACAGCCCAGACGGAATGCCAATAGGAATTGTTGGCAGATCAATTGAAGGTAAGTCTTTTAAAAATAGCACCAATTTGCCAAAGAGCAAAACATTATTTAATATTCATCGTGCTAAAAAAATTGGTAACCATGTTATAGTTGTGGAGTCTAGCTTTGATGCAATCCGTGTGCATCAGGCTGGATTTCCAAATGTAGTTGCTACACTTGGTGGTTTTCTTTCCACAGAGCAGCAAAATCTTTTAAATAGACACTTTAATAAAATAACTGTTATGACTGATGCTGACCAAGCTGGTAGAGAATTAGGCAAAAGCATAGTAAATAAATTAAGGTTCAAAGACCTCTTGTGGGCTTCGTACGAATATGGTAAGATATATCCTCATGATGCAAAAGATGTTGGCGACATGACCGATGAGGAAATAAAAACCTGCATTAAAAATTCTGTATCCGACATAGAATACAGATCTTGGAACTCGTGATATAATAAAAAATACAGATGGATTTATACCATCAACTATAAAGGAGATATAAATGAGTATAGTAAAGGGTCTAAAAGACCTCAACAAGGCACTAGATAAGCCTACCTATAGCGGTGGCGATGAGAACAAGGGTCGTTGGCTAAAGATTGAAGACGGCGAAAGCGTAAAGATCAGATTCCTACAGGAACTTGATCCAGACTCACCAACATATAATGACAAGCTTGGATGCGGATTTATTGCATTAGAGCACACAAACCCAAAGGACTACCGTCGTAAGGCTCTAGATACAATGGAGACTGAGGGCCGTGATTGGGCAAACGAACAACACCGTAAGGATCCAAAGGCTGGCTGGAAAGCCAGAACACGCCTCTACATCAACGTCTTGGTGGACGATGGTAAAGAGGAGCCATACGTAGCAATTCTTTCACAAGGAACAAGCGGTAAAACAATTACTCCTACCCTAATTGAATACGCTGGTGAAATGGGAAGCATCACAAACCTAATGTGGAGAATCAAGCGTAACGGTTCAAAAACAGATACAAGTTATACAATTATTCCATTAGGAAAAGACGAAGCTCCATTTGATTTTTCAGGACTAGAATTGTATGATCTTGAAAAGACTGCAGTTCGTCATGTTCCATATGCAGAGCAAGAAGCTTTTTATATGGGAGAAAATGGTAATACAGAAGAGTCTTCTGCTTCATCTAGCAGCGTAGACTGGTAATATAAAGTTAAAGGCGGAGAGTTAATGTCATTCACACATTTACATGTGCATTCTTACTATTCATTAATGGATGGTCTTAACTCTCCTGCCGAACTTGTAAAAGCAGCGAAAGATGCTGGCCAAACAGCATTGGCAATAACAGATCACGGAACATTATCTTCGCACCGTGAAATGCAGATTGCGTGTAAGGAGCAGGGCATCAAACCCATCCTTGGAGTAGAAGCGTATATATCCCCGACAGATAGGTTTGATCGCTCCTCTAAAACAGATAAGTCTATTCAAGCTTACAATCATATTATTTTATTAGCAAAGAATAAAAAAGGCCTTGAGAATATAAATATTTTGCAAGAGCTTGCTTGGAATGAAGGCTTTTATCATAAGCCACGTATTGATAGAGAGGTATTAAAAGAATATGCAGAAGGCATTATTGTCCTTTCTGGTTGCCTTAACGGACTTATTTCTAAGGCTATTGAGAAGGGCGAATTTTCAGAAGCCAAGCTTATACTCAAAGATTTTAGTAACACTTTTGGAAAAGACTTTTATATTGAGGTGCAGTCTCATAATCCGCATGAAATAAATTCTAAGCTTTTAGAGTTAGCGGATGAACTTAAAATTAAGGCGGTGGCAACAGGAGATGCTCACTTTGCTAAAGAAGAAGATCGTATATTAGAAGAGGCTATGCTTATTCTATCAACATCCCCTAAGTCTGATAAAGAAGCAGACTTTGATATGTCTAGGAATATTAAAGATATGTTAGATAGATTTAACTATCTTTATCCAGACAGAAAGATCTCATTTGCAGACTATAATTTATTCATTCAGACTAGAGATGAAATTGAGGCTGACTTTAATAAGGCTGGAATTACTCGCAAGGATATCTATGAGAATACAATGGAGATAGCCGATAAAATTGGAGAATACGACTTTAACAGTGGATTAGACCTGCTCCCTGTCCCTAAGACCAATGCTGATAAAAAGCTTTCTGAAATGGCCTTAGAAGGCCTTAAAAGGCTAAACCTGTCAGGGGATAAGGTCTACCTAGACAGACTTGAAGAGGAGTTATCTGTAATTAAAGATAAGTCGTTTGCCTCATATTTTCTAGTTGTTGGAGACATGATTAATTGGGCCAAGGAAAATAATATTATGGTTGGTCCAGGACGTGGATCTGCCGCTGGATCTTTAGTTTGCTATACATTGGGTATCACGGATGTGGATCCAATTAAATATGACCTTCTATTCTTCCGTTTTATTAACCCAGAACGTAATGACTTTCCTGATATAGACACGGACTTTGAAGACCGCCGTCGTAAAGAAGTTAAAGATTATTTAAAGAAAAAGTTTAAGCACGTTGCATCTATTTCAACATACACATACTTCAAGGATAAAGGTGTAATTCGTGATGCTGCTCGTGTATTCATGGTGCCGTTGTCTGATGTTAATCGTGCAATGAAATCAATCGATACGTTTGAAGACTTTATGGATTCTCCAAATACAAAAGAATTTAGAATGAAATACCCAGAAGTCGTCTGGCTTGCAGAAAGATTGCGTGGCAAGATTCGAAGCGTAGGCGTACATGCTGCGGGAGTTGTTGTAGCTAAAGATGACATTCGTAAGTTTGCTCCAGTAGAATCTCGTGCAGATGCTAGTGATGATGTGTCAGGTAGAATTCCAGTCGTTGCATACGACATGGATACGGTTGCAGATATAGGTCTTATTAAACTAGATGCACTAGGACTTAAGACCTTATCTGTGATATCAGATACATTAAAGTCTATTAAGGATCGAAGCGGGAAGCAAATTAATCTTTCCAGCCTTCCTTTAGACGACCCTAAAGTTTATAAGACACTAAGCGAAGGATATACAAAGGGAGTGTTCCAGGCAGAAGCAACTCCATATACTAACCTATTGATTAAAATGGGAGTAAGCGTATTTGAAGATCTTGCTGCATCAAATGCATTGGTAAGACCAGGAGCTATGAATACTGTGGGAGCATCTTACATTAAACGTAAGCATGGCCAAGAAGCTGTTCAGTACATCCACCCAATCATGAAGCCTTTTACAGAAAATACATACGGTGTTATTATATATCAAGAGCAGGTTATGCAGGCTTGTGTACACTTAGGCGGAATGTCTTGGTCAGAGGCTGATAAAGTCCGAAAGATTATTGGAAAGAAGAAAGATGCAAAAGAATTTGACGAGTTCAAAGATAGGTTTATTATTGGGGCTTCAAAACACATTTCTAAGAAGCAAGCCGAAACCTTATGGCATACTTTCGAGGCTCATGCTGGCTATTCTTTTAACCGCTCTCATGCTGTTGCTTATTCCATGCTTTCTTATTATACTGCTTGGCTTAAAACTTATTACCCTCTTGAATTTATGTTTTCAATTCTTAAAAACGAAAATGATAAAGATGTTCGTACAGAATATTTAATTGAAGCCAAGAGGCTAGGTCTTAAAGTATTACTTCCTCATGTTAATGAGTCAGATATTTACTTCTCCTTGCAAAAAGATGCAATCAGGTTTGGGCTTGCAGAAGTTAAGTTTATTTCTGATAGTATTGCAAATAAGATCATGGAAAAAAGGCCATACGCTAACTACTCTGATTTTATAGATAAGGCTTCTAAAAAGGGAAGCGGAATTAATAGCAGAGCAATATCTGCATTAAATTCTATTGGTGCAGCAGCATTCGAAGATAATCCTAGACAAGGTAACGAAAAGGATAACTATTATGAGTATCTTGGCATTCCAACATTTAATCTGGATCTGCCTCCAAGAATTAAAACTCAAGCAAGACCAATTTCAGAATTTGATGACCTAGGGTCTTTTGTTATGTTTGGTATGGCAAAATCTATTAAAAGAGGTAATGGGTGGGCAAGAATTGAGCTTGTAGATGAAACTGGGTCTATCGGGTTATTCCATAATGAACAAACACCAATTGAAACAAATCAGATGTACTTTATTCTTGTCGGAGATAACAGAATTGCACGTTACGTAAAGGTTCAAGATATCGGTCCAGACTCAAAGGATTCTTTCGTAGACTTTTTGTACAGAAAAGAATATGCTCTTGCCGATAACGAATATGTTGTCGTAGACTTTACGCCTTATAAAACAAAGGCTGGCAAAACTATGGCACATATCGTAATGTCAGACAAGGATAAAAATTTAACTAGAGCTATTGTATTTTCTAGTATGTATAAGATTGCCTTAGCAAAAATGCGTGAGGGAATGACATGTCAGGTAGTATTATCTAAACTAGATGATGGAACTCTGATGGTTAAGGAGATAAAGTGACAGAAAATGTAGAAGGGCCAATTCAGTCCGTTAGTATAAATCAAATTTTAGTAGCCATACTAGAAGAGCATGGAAAAATTACTGTGCCAACTCTAAAGTTTTTAGATGCCGCACAAACCGATAAAGAATTAGTTATAGATTATGATGAAACCGTTCCATCATTTACTTTTAGCTTAAGGGATAAAATTGAACAGCAATAATATTTTAACAGAATATGGGCTTGATGCATTATCTGCAGTGCTTCATGAAACAGCAAGAGAGAAGGGGTTTTGGGATGGAGAATATTCTAATGACAAGATTGGAAACAAGCTTGCACTCGTACATTCAGAAGTTACTGAAGTATTAGAAGCAATTAGAAAGTCTAAGGGAAGCGAATATATTGTAGAAGAAATGGCAGATGTTATTATTCGCCTACTAGATGTATACGCTGCAATGAGAAATGAAGAGCAAATTCTTCATAGTTTGGATGAAATATTAGAGACAAAAATAAATAAAAACAAAGATCGTCCAAGACTTCACGGCAACCTTTTTTAATGATATAATGAGCAGAGAGAAGAAAGAATAATAATGAAAATTGTATTAGATGATATATTGGCAAAATTAGATCCAAAAACAAGAGCAAGAGTTCAGTCGGCAGTAGATGTAAATGTAGATAAGCAACCAACTCCAAGCATAGGTCTTAACCTGGCCTTGAAGGGTGGACTTGCCTACGGCAGGCAGATCCTTGTTTGGGGAAATAAATCAGCTGGAAAGTCTTCTTTTTGCTTACAAATGATTGCACTAGCTCAAAAAGAAGGAAAGACATGCGCCTGGATTGATGCAGAGCATTCTTATGACCCAGCGTGGGCAGAACTTTTAGGAGTAGATTCTGAAAAATTAATTTATTCACCAGCAAAAACTGTTAATGATATGGTTGATGTTGCAACCAAGCTTATGGATGCAGGCGTGGATATGATTGTAGTAGATTCTATTTCAGCATTACTACCAGCAATTTATTTTGAAAAAGATGGAAATGAAATGAAAGATTTGCAAGACACAAAGCAAATCGGTGCAGAAGCAAAGGATATGACACATGCGGTTAAAATGCTTAACTACGCAAACAAGAACACGCTTCTTGTCCTTATCTCTCAACAGCGCAATCAATTCGGATCAATGCATGCGAGCCATATCCCAACAGGAGGGATGGCAGTTAAATTCTTCTCCTCTACAGTTATTAAATTATGGTCTTCAGAAGCTGAAGCTAATGCTATCAAGGCTGGCATTAAGGTTGGCGATAAGATTATTGAGCAAAGAGTCGGAAGACCAGTAAATTGGATTATTGATTATAATAAGGTTGGGCCACCAAATCTTTCAGGTCAATATGATTTTTACTACCAGGGCGATACCCTGGGTATTGACGCTATAGGAGAAACTCTTGATGTTGCAGAAATGTGCGGAATCGTGGAAAAAGGTGGTGCTTGGTATACCGTTAATGGAGAAAGATTGCAGGGAAGAGCAAAAGCAGTGCAGTACCTTCGTGATAATCCAGAAGTAGTTATATTACTACAAGAGGAGATACGTGCCAAATCTTAATGAGTTTTTTCATAAAGAAGAAATTAAAGCAGTCGAGCTTGAGCGTTTGGGTGGTAAAAAGCCATGTAATAAATGCGATAAAGATGCAGAAGAATATTTTTGGGATGCAACTACATTAACAATGAGTTGGACATGTCCAGATGGACATGATAATAGTTATAGGATTAAGTAATGTCTGAAAGATCTGAAGTAAAACGTGATGGGGCCAAGGCTCAAAAAAACAGTGGGCGTGGCGATTATCAAAAAGGCGACGCTAAATGGAATCAATTTTTAGTAGATTATAAAGAGGCCTCGTCTTCTTTTACTTTAAATAAACCAGTATGGTCTAAAATATGTACTGATACTTTTAAGGTAAGCAGAGATATGCATCCAGCATTAAAGATTATTATTGGAACAGAGTCTAAAGTTAGACTTGGAATTATAGAATGGGCAGTCTTAGAAGAACTGATCCAGTTTTGGGAGGATAACAATGGCGAACAAGCGTAGGTTTAATGACACAATTATTAAAAATGGAATGATTGTAAAGATTCGTAAAGATGGCACAATACGATCAGTAGTTGGTCCGTATATAGTAAATCACAAAAAGGCAAAGCAATGAAAGAAATAATTTATACTACCTTAACTGGAGTTGCAGTAGGAGGGATATTTAGTATATTTAAACTACCTATTCCTGCACCACCAGTATTTGCTGGACTCATGGGAATTGTTGGTTTGTGGATCGGATACGGTCTAGTTCAAAGGTTCGCATAATGGAAATATTTCTTCTTGGAATGATGATTGGTTTTGCAGTTGGATACCCAATGGGGTTATTTGTAGATAAGTTGGATAAGAAAGAGAAGGCTAAGAATGGCGGAAGATAAGAATACTTTAGAGTTAATTAGCTCTATTACTGAGTTTAATGATTTGCATGAGTATATGGGAGATGATCAATTAGATAAGGCTTTGGCTATTGTTGTAAAACTATTAATGAACCCAGATGTTCCTTCAGCCAAGGCACCGTATTTGATTATTGAGCTTCAGGCAATGTCTACTAAGTTTTCAATGATGGCGTCATACTATTCTACAATAGCTAAGGATAAGGCTGGAACTACAAATAACAACAAGAAAAACATTTATTATTCAGCAAAGGAGTCCATAGACAAACTTGTAGATGCACTCAAATATGTCGTTAGGTATAATTCGTAATGGGTAGAGATATTGTAAAGAACCTTAAGTTTAAGAAGCATACTGGTAAACATTTTGACCCAGAACTATTTGCACAGTTGCTTGATGAGTCATACCGAAATACAAAACGTGCAGATGGAGAGATGACTAAGAAGTCATTTAGCCCAAGCTCTTTAGGATACGGTCATGGAACATGCCCAAGATATTGGTACATGGCTTTTAGCGGTGCAATGTTTATTGATGATAACGATGCCGTGGCTGTTGCTAATATGGCTCAAGGGACACAGGCACATGAAAGACTTCAGAAGTTAATTGCTACAATGCCACAGTTTGTTGCCGAAGAAGAAGAGATTATTAATGAGTATCCTCCTATTCGTGGGTTTATTGACTTGATTATGGAATATGATAATGAAAAAGTAATTGGTGAAATTAAAACTGCTAAGCAAGAAGTGTGGGATGCTCGTCAGTCTGAAATGAAGCCCACACCCAATCACCTGCTTCAGTTGCTAACATATATGAAACTTAAGAATGCTAAAGAAGGATTTTTTCTTTATGAAAATAAGAATACTCAAGAGCTAATCGTTATTCCAGTTTCTATGAATGAAAAGAATACTAAGATTATTGAAGATACATTTACTTGGATGTGCGAAGTATGGGATAATTTTAAAGACGGAGATTTGCCAATGAGACCAGAAGGATCTTCAAAGTCTAAGATGCCCTGCACATATTGCCCAATCAAGAAAGAATGCTACAGTAAAGATACCCCTGTCGGTACTGTTCAGATAGAGTTGTTTTCGGTACCCAAAGTATGATTTGTGCAAATAAAGAATGCGCTAAAGACTTTGAGCCAAAGACTCACAATCAAAAATATTGTACTGACGAGTGCTGCCGCATTGCAACTAATAGAAGAATTATGGAAAAGTATTACGAAAAGAAAGCTATTAGAAATGGCGCTGCTCGTGGATGTAAAAAATGTGGAGCTCAATTAAGTAGATACAATGATACTGTTTTGTGCGCTTCATGTCAAAAAAAGATTGATATAACAAAAAGAAATAAAATTGTAGGAATGCTAGATGAAATTAGCTGAACTTATAAAAACTAAGGCGAACAGAGTTTTGGGTATAGATGCGTCTACTAATTCAGTTGCATTCTGCTTAATGGAAAACGATCAGCCATTAAAGTGGGGCAAGATTGATTTTGTGGGAGCAGACATATATGAAAAGATATATGATGCCAAGGTAAAGATGCATGTAATGTTAAATGAATTAAAGTCTGATTATATTGCTGTAGAAGGAGCTATCCTTGTTAGATCACCAGATGCTGTGATAAAATTATCGTACGTCTACGGCGTTGTTATCGCCGAATTAATGTCTACTGGAGCTAAGGTTATTACAATTAGTCCAAGTTCTTGGCAGGCTTATATAGGAAATAAAAATCCAACCAAAGATGAAAAGCAGGCAATTAGAATAAAGAATCCAGGATATGCGGACTCATGGTACAAGACGCAGTTACGCAATATGAGAAAACAAAGAACCGTAGATTACTTTAATAAGAAGTATAATTTACTGCTATCAGATTTTGACGTAGCAGATGCATTTGGCATTGCTCATTATGCTAATAAGGTGTTAACAGAACGATGAAATTATATCAAAGCAAAGATTGGCTATATAGAAGATATGTAGTTCAAAAGAAAACCGTTACAGAGATAGGCAAGGAGTGTGGTGTTTCTGCTATGACTATACAGAGATACCTGGAGCAGTTTGGACTAATTAAAAAAAGATGAAAATTTATGAAGGTAGCAATAGTCAAGCTGGCCAGGAGTCATTTGTCCTTAATTCATTGAAAGAAAAAAGGCATGGATTTTATGTAGAAATAGGAGGCTATCACTCAAAGAATGATAGCAATACTTATTTACTAGAGAAACAGTATGACTGGAAAGGTGTGGCTTTAGAGATAGATAAAGAAAGATCAGATGAGTATAATGCGAATAGATCTAATATATGTTTAAATGTTGATGCCACCACCTTTGACTACCTTAAGTATTTTGAAGAAAATAATTTCCCAAATACAATAGATTACTTACAGGTTGACATTGAGCCCGCATTTCAGTCTTTAAAAGCTTTAGAGTCGATACCCCTTGACAAGTATAGGTTTTCTGTTATAACATTTGAACATGACCTTTATGCTGATTTAAATAATTTATTAATAAAGAAAAAAGCAATGGAAATTTTGTTTAAGTTTGGATACACCCTTGCCGTAGAAAATGTAGAGGGTGATGAAAAAATTTTTGAAGACTGGTGGTTGGATTCAAATATAAGAAACGGGGTAAGTAATGAGTAAAGATGTTTGGCTAAATGCCACCATTGAAGATGCTGGAGATCTAATATTAACTGGCTATACTGGAGACTTTAAGGATATGCCAGTATATGAAGAAGTTATTTCATTAACTAAAAGTTTAGAAGGTCATAGTCAATATGCACTAGATTTTGGATGCGGTGTTGGAAGAAACACTATGTCCCTAGCTAAAGATTATAGAAAAGTTGTAGGATTTGATTTGCCAAGCATGATCTCATTAGTTCCAGATGATAACAAGTCAAACAATATATTGTATACGTCAGACTGGAGCACAGTTAAAAGCTTTAAATTTGACTTAGTCCTTGCTAGCCTAGTATTTCAACATATACATGACGATGAATTAAATGAGTATTTATCTGAATTAAATACTTCTAAATTGGTTTTGCATAGCCGAACTTGGATGGACGATACTGGAACAGAGGTCTTGACAATTGTTGAGAAATATTTTAATATAGAAACTATTGAGTATGTAAGAGATCCTAATAATCCCATTGATGATCATTTTATTGCAGTTCTAAGGAAGCGCTAATGTTAAGGCCAGTATTTGAAGATACTAATCAGTTTAAGTTTGAAGACTTATATCTATATGCAGTTGGTGCTCCAGCTGGAAATAAGATACTAAGCTCATGCTTAGAAATTGCCCATATGCTTATTGAGAAGAATATTTCATACGGAAACTCTGCCCTTGATCCAGCTAGAATATTTTCAACGGCGGACTCAACAGAACAATTAAAGGTTCGTATTGATGATAAATTAAACAGAGTAAAGAATAACCAAGGGTTCGCTGGAGATAATGATATAGACGACCTAATAGGATACTTAATTTTATACAAGATATCCAAATCCAGTTGATTTTTTAGTCGACTAAGAGTATACTCTAATATATGTCTGAAATTGAATTAGCTGATCATTTTGATCGCATGAATATAGTAGTCTCAGAACTACTAAAGGGAAATAACCCAACCCAAATTGCCACCCTAACAGGCTTCAAGAGAGCCGAAGTGGTTGAGTTGATAGATGAGTGGAAGAGTGTGGTCCACAACGATACAGCGGCCCGTGACAGGGCTAAAGAGGCTATCTCTGGAGCTGATCAACACTATGCAATGCTTATTAAAGAGGCATGGAAAACAGTTGAAGATGCAGATCAGGCGGGACAACTAAGCGTTAAATCAGGAGCGCTAAAACTAATTGCCGATATTGAGGGTAAAAGAATTGGTATGTTGCAGGAAGTTGGCCTATTAGATAATGCAGAGCTGGCAGATCAAATTGCTGAGACTGAGCGCAAGCAGGATATCTTGGTTAAGATATTAAAAGAAGTAACAGCTTCCTGTTCTAAATGTAAAATGGATGTTGCAAAAAGACTTTCTCAAATTACTGGAATAGTTGAGCCAGTAGTATTAAGCGAAGAAGAGGCTAATGTACTGTGATCATGTTTATAAGGAAATGGATACAGATTTGTGTCCAGAATGTGCCATGCCTACGCATAGAATTGATTGGAAAGAAGTAGCACGATCACATAAAGAGTGGATTGATAGTGGTAAGGCAACTACTCAAGGATGGTGGTCAATATAATGGAACTTAACTTTAATGATTTAATTGACATTCTAGACGGAGAAGAGTTTGATGAGCGCCCAGTAGATCTACGCACATTTGTAACTAGTCCAGATTACCTAGGCCTACCGCCACTTTCTGAATACCAATATATATTAATTGAAAAATCTTCTCAGGTGTATAAAGAATCTACTTTGATAAAACTATTTGGCGAAGATGAAGGCCGAAGAATGTTTAAGCAAACTGCTAACGAAGTGGTTGCTCAGCTAGGAAAGGGTTCTGGTAAAGATTATTGTTCTACTATATCAGTAGCCTATATAGTATATTTACTATTGTGTTTAAAAGATCCAGCTCAATATTATGGAAAGCCTCCTGGAGACTCTATTGATATAATTAATATTGCTATTAACGCACAGCAGGCAAATAACGTTTTCTTTAAGGGATTCAGGACACGTATAGATAGGTCTCCCTGGTTTATTGGGAAATATACTGAAAAAGCTTCTGAAATAAAGTTTAATAAAAATATAACAGTACACTCAGGGCACTCGGAGCGAGAGGCCTGGGAAGGATATAACGTTATCGTAATCATCCTTGACGAAATCTCAGGATTTGCTACAGAGAATACAACTGGTCACGAACAGGCTAAAACTGGTAGTGCTATATATGAGATGTATCGTGCCTCTGTTGATTCACGTTTTCCAGATTATGGAAAAGTTATTCTGCTTTCATTTCCAAGATATAAAAACGATTATATTCAACAAAGATATGAAGATGTTGTTGCAGAAAAAGAAATAGTTATTAGAACGCATCATTTCAAGTTAGACGATTCTTTGCCAGACGGAACAGAAGGCAATGAATTTGATATTGAGTGGGAAGAAGATCATATCCTATCTTACAAATACCCTAGAATGTATGCATTAAAAAGACCAACGTGGGAGATTAATCCAACTAGAAGCATTGATGATTTTAAAGTAGCCTTTTATAAAAATGCTCCAGACGCACTAGGAAGATTCGCCTGCATGCCATCAGAGGCAATAGATGCATTTTTTAAGTCTAGAGAAAAAATTGAAAAGTCTTTTAGCAATATGGCTTCAGCCGTAGATGAGTTTGGTAGGTTCGAGCCTTGGTTTGCACCAGACCCAGATAAAGAATATTTTATACACGTTGACCTAGCTCAAAAACACGATCATTGTGCAGTTGCAATGGCTCACGTACAAAAATGGGTAAATGTAAAAGTAACAGACACATACTCTCAGCCAGCACCCATTGTTGAAGTTGATGCAGTTAGATATTGGACTCCAACTCCAGATAAATCAGTAGATTTTACAGAAGTAAAAGATTATATACTATCTCTAAGGACAAAGGGGTTTAAGGTTAGGGTCTGCACCTTTGACAGATGGAATTCTCATGATATGATGCAGCAATTAAAACAGTATGGAATTAATACTGAAACTTTATCTGTTGCTAAGAAGCATTACGACGATATGGCAATGGTTGTTGCTGAAGATAGGCTTACTGGACCACATATTCAATTATTAATTGACGAATTATTGCAGTTAAAAATTATGAGAGATAGGGTTGACCACCCAAGAAAGGGATCTAAGGACTTAGCAGACGCCGTCTGTGGATCTATATTTAATGCTATTAGTAGAAGTAGGCCACAAAATAATGAAGAGATAGATATTCACACCTATACATCTTTAAAGTGGGATAGAGAAGAAGACGAAGATACAATTGTTACAAACATGATAAGGCCACCAAGAATGCCAAAGGATTTATCAGATGTATTAGACGGAATGGAAATAGTATGAGTATATACCAAGAAAAAGCTAAAGAGTGTAAATGTTGTGGAAAACATGTGCCATTACCAACAGTATTAAAAGAATATAATGGAGTATCAGTATGCCCAACTACATTTGCTAATGTTATAGAATATAAAAGAATGTGGAAGTCTTTGGGGAAAAGGCCTTCTGGAAGTATAAGAAAGCATTTCTCTGATTATGTACAACAGTTAGTAGAAGAAACCATTGACAAAAATGAAGATGGCACGTTACAATAGACACTTGGCACCAGTAGCCAAGTTGGTCAAGGCCCCGAACTCATAATTCGGCTATCGTAGGTTCAAGTCCTACCTGGTGTACTAAGGAGACATTATGAATGAAAATGAATATGACGACAGCGATTCAAGATTGGCATACTATTTAGAAATAGGCGCTGTATCCCTTGAGGGTATGGACGAAAACGGCGAGATGATATTTTCTATAAGCGAAACAGCAAAGGATATAGCTCCAGAACTTTGGGAGTCTCATATAGAATATGTTGATAAGTCTCTTATGGAATTGTATGAAGCAGGGCTAGTGGAAGTCGAGTACGATGAAAATCTAGAGGCGACATTACACTTAAGTCCAGAAGGACAGAAGTTAGCTAAAGAAAAAGGCTTGATCGAATTAGACATGCCAGATATTCCAAACGATTAATCTCTTAGTGTCGTATAGTGTTAGCCTACATTTAACCCAGAGTTTCCATTAAACTTTGTAATTATGTATTTTTAAAAGATATACTATTAATACTATGAGAAATAAATCTATAGTCATAACGCTAGCATTGGTTGCTAGTATCTTTACATCACATCCCGCCACCGCATCAGAAGATGTAGTTGGATCGGGATCATCATTTATATCAAATTACCTTGACGCATGCAGAATTAGTTATGCCAAGGCAACTGGAAACACCATAACCTATTCTTCATTAGGATCTGGTGCTGGTAGATCACAATTAAACAATAAGATCATCGACTTTGCTGGAACAGATACTCCATATAATCCAGGAGAACTAAAGCCATCTGGTATAGTCTACGTTCCTTTTATTGCTGGCCCCATTGGAGTCATCTATAGACTTGATGGATATTCAAAGCCTATACAGCTTAAAAAGGAAACGTTGGCAAATATTTTTGCAGGTAAGATTACAAAATGGAATCATAAGTCTATTATTTCAGATAACACAATTAAGGGAGTCAAGCCAAAGATTCCAGCAACAGCTATTCGAATTGCTTATCGTGCAGACGGATCTGGGACAAGCCAGATATTCACAGAGTATTTAAATGCAGTAGCTCCAACAATTTGGACTAAGGCAGGCAATAAAGACTTTAAGAGCGCTTACCCTGGAACGTTGTCTTTTAGCTCTCAGGCAGGTTCAGGATCTCATGGAGTCGTAATGATAGCCCGCCAAATGAATGGCGTAATAACATACGCAGAGTCCTCATTTGCTGGCGGATTAAAACTTGCCCTAATTGAAAATGGTGCTGGTAAATTTACTGCTCCTACTTCAAAAGCAGCATCTCAATTCCTTAGTGATTTTGAGCCATTGGCTAACGGACTCATAAAAGCAAACTATAACAATAAAAACCCTTTATCGTATAACGTATCGGCATTCAGTTATATCGTTGCATTTAAGGAAAGCACACCGAAAAACGATGCAGTAAAAGAGTTCTTGTCTTTTGCTGTAACCAAGTGCAATAAAGAGGCCGTGGCCACTGGGTATTCCCCATTAGTTGGCCCAGTTTTAGCTATTGCTAAGTCTAAAATAGCTGAAGTTTCCTCTGGCGAATAAATAAAATATTTGATATAATAATATACGGGTCGTCCAATAGGAGGCCCGTATATTAACTTATTCGCTTAAAGGAGGAATAAAATGGTAACATCATACACATTGGATCTTTTTAAGGATCCATTTTTTATTGGCTTTAATCGTGAACTAGATAGACTTACAAAAGTTCACAGCCACGCATCACACTCAACATACCCACCTTATAACGTAATCAAAACAGACGACGAAGATACATTTTTAATCGAAGTTGCTGTGGCGGGTTTTGCAAAAGAAGACATTGAAATCACTGTAAAGGATCAGACTCTTACCGTAAAGGGAGAGCTTAAGGATATTACAGAAGATGCAAAATTCGTGCATAAGGGTATTGCAACTCGTAAATTCACAAGAGAATTTGCTCTTGGAGAATATATTGAGGTTACTGGTGCAAAGGTTGAAAATGGTATGCTAACTATTAATTTAGAGCGTGTCGTTCCTGAAGAGGAAAAGCCAAAGACCATCAAAATCAAGTAATAGTATAATAGTAGTCTGCACCCCGTCACTGGGGAGTCGCAGACTATATGCGGGCCGCTACCCGCAGGATCCACCTGAGCATTGTGGCTAAACTGCTCTTTAAAATTTAAGGAGAATTATGTTTGAATATAGAGTTAAGCAGGTTACAAAAATAGTGGACGGAGATACTATTGATGTTGACATTGACCTTGGATTCAGCATTTCATATTCTCAAAGACTAAGACTTGCTGGAATAGATACACCAGAATCTAGAACAACAGACAAGCTTGAAAAAACATTGGGGCTAGAATCAAAAGAATATCTTAAGTCTAAGTTTAAAGAATCTAAAGATATTGTAGTAAAGACAGAGAAACCAGATAGTTCTGAAAAGTACGGACGTATACTTGGCTGGGTTTATCTTGACGGAAACACTAAATCTGTTAATGAACAAATGATTGAAGATGGTTATGCGTGGGGATACATGGGAGAAACTAAGGTCAAAGATTTTGTTGCCTTAGCCGAAAAGAGAAAACAGAGCGGTAAATAATGCCTATTTATGAATACAAATGCGAGTGTTCGCCAGAAGAGATTGTCTCTAAAGAAAGATCTATAACTTCTGTTGAACCAAACTATATATGCAATGAATGTGGTAAAAGATTACAAAGGCACTATGGTTCATTTGGTATTAAGTTCAACGGTTCTGGCTTTTATAAAACAGACAATCCTAAGTAGTTTAAATTAACATTCTGATATAATATCTAAGTAAGCAAAGATCTTGCATTACTTAGGAGATACCTAGTTGACTAGAAAGTTACAGTACTTTGTAACCAGCCTTTTTATTATCGGCTGGCTTTTCCTTTTTGGGCCCAGTGTAGCAAATGCTGATGAGCCAACAGTTCAAGTAACTCCAGCTAATCCTTCTTCAGATACCGCCACAGCAACCACTCCTGTTACAGTTGAGATAGTTGCAGACAAGGTTGAAGCGGCAGCAGAGACATTGCAGGCAGCGGCAGAAACACAGGCAACAGCAATCACTACTACAATTCAGGCAAATGTTCCTAACACAACAACAGAGCAAGCAGCTACAATTGCTACTACACAAGAACCAATTGCTACTGCAGTAGCAGAGGCTACGGTAAAGGTACAAGAGGCCACAACAGCGATTCAGTCTGCTGAGACAGCAGTTGCAGTTGCAGAGTCAGCAACAACAGTTGTTGTTGCAGCAACCGCAGTTGTTGCAGAAAAGGTTGAAGAGGTTGCAACAGCAACAGCGGCTAAAGATACTGCTGTGCAAAATAACCAAGTAGCCGAAACAAATTTAAATACGCAAACTCCTATTACTATTGCTTCTCAGGCGGCCTACGATACAGCAAGAGATAACACAAATGCAGCACAGACAGACTTAAATGCCAAGCAGGAAACTTTAAATTCAGCCACGACTGCAGTTCAAGTACAGACAGCAGTTGTTGCATTAGATCAATCTGCGGTAAATGCGGCACAAGCAGTAGTAGATGCAAATACTTCTCCAGGACTTAATGTAACCGTTTACAGCAATCCAGGAACTGGGGGTTCCCCAGCTCAGGGAGGTACTGTTGTCTATACTGGAAAAGATACTAACGGTATCAATGAGCAATACGGAGGCGGCGGCCCAACAGTAAATGGTGGGACAACAACTACTACTGAAACATTTAGCGGCAATAAGTTAAATACAAATATTGGAATTACAGTAAATGGTACTCCTGTTTCAACTACAAACAATAGCGGTGTTTATATTGCTTCAATTGGTTGGCCAGGGGGACAAGATCCATCGCTAACCATGTATGGTGCAACTGCTAATACAACTATAACAGTTCCAGCAAATACAGTTAATGCGAGTTTTCAAATGTTTGCTAAGAATGGCGACTCAACTGGAACTGTAACATATACAGATGGAACAACAGAGTCGTTCACCTTGCAAAACAATGTAAGCTCTGAGTATCCAAATTATACTCATACAGAGACCTTTGTAGCACCAGAAGGAAAGAAGATAGCAACTATTCTTATACCAGCAAACTGGGACTATTATGCTATAGATAACGTATCTGCAACTACACAAACTACAACAACCGTAACAGAAGATTTTCAAATTAAGTGGGATGGAATATGGACTCCACAGACAACGGGAACTCAGTATATTACTGCTCCAGCAGATGACGGAGTTATATTAAAATTAGATGGGCAAGTAGTTATTAATGACTGGGTTGATAAAGGTGGCGGAGGGTCAACAGCAGATGTTTCGACCACAGCTGGGGTCTCTAAAACTTTTGAAATGTGGTACTACGAAAATGGTGGAGGAGCTGCAGTTTCCCTACAAAGATATAATGGAAGCACTTGGGAGGTAATTCCAGCTTCTGAGTTCTCTACTTCTTCAGCAACACCTCAACAAATAGCAACCTTAAATGCCGCAAAGACTACCCTTGCGACAGATACGGCTACTCTAAATACTTTAACTACACAAAAAGTAACAGCTGAGACCGCAGTAAACGCTGCAACTTCTGCTTTAACAACTGCACAAGCAACTCAATCTTCCGCTGCCACCACCATGCTTGCCCAAGAAGCAGTTCAAGCTGTAGTTCAGCAGGCAGCTTGGGATACTCGTGCAGCAGTAGAAACTACTACAGCAAACTTGACAGCAGCAAATCAAAACTTAACAAATGCTAATCAAAACTTAACAACTGCTAATCAAAACCTACAGGTGGCAATTCAAGCAGCAGACTCTCTTGCTAATACGGCAACAACAAAAGTAAATGAAGCAGTAACTGCAATGACAAATGCTGCTCAGGTTACTACAAATTATTATGCAGAACAGCAAGCGTTAGCACAAGCAGCTGCACAAGCTGCAGCGCAAGCTGCAGCACAACAAGCCGCACAAGAAGCTACAGCAGCGGAAGCAGCAGCAGCTCAAGCAGAAGCACAAGCTAAAGCAGCCGCTGAAGCAGCGGCAAAAGCTGAAGCAGAAGCAAAAGCAGCTGCAGAAGCTGCAGCAAAAGCAGAAGCCGAAGCTAAAGCAGCCGCTGAAGCAGCGGCAAAAGCTGAAGCAGATAGAGTTGCTGCTGAAGAAGCAGCAGCTAAGGCAGAGGCAGATCGTGTAGCAGCAGAAGAAGCTGCAGCAAAAGCAGAGCAAGAGGCTAAAGA